ACTTGCTGAAAAAGTAGGTGGCTGGGCTTCTTTACTTACAGATACTATTCACGGTGTAGCCAGAAGACAATTAGCTTTTACCGATTTAGAAGGAAACAGATACGTTGGAATAGGAACCGACAAATTTTTATTAATTTATTTTGAAGGAACACTTTATGATATTACTCCTTGGAGGACTAATTCTTCCGGAGCTCAAATTACTTTTGGGGCTTCTACTATAACTACTAATAGTACTGCGCCAGGTACTTCTATTACTATTACTACAGGATCTGCTCACGGTTTAGAAATAGGAGACATAGTTGCTTTAGAATCTGTTACTATGCCTACTGGTTCAGGTATAAATAAAAACAATATTGAATATACAAGTAGTGATAAACAAGTTTGTCAAGTTGTAACCGTTCCAAGTAACGTTACATTTACTATCACATCCCCAACAGCTGAGACTGCAGGAGGTGGTTCTGATTTAACTTCAGGAAGCGCATGTACCGTATCTCCTTATCAAAGAGTAGGACCTGCTGAACAATCTTATGGTTATGGGTTTGGAATTGGAGACTATGGTGGAACAGTTACAGGATCAGAATCTAATCAATTAGATGGAGCATTAAATGCTGACACTGCTGGTACTGGTGGATCTGGTACAGCTGTTACAGTAGACTCTACTACAGGTTTTCCTTCTACAGGAACTATTGCAGTTGGAACAGTACCTACTGCTGAGTTGATTACTTACACAGCAACCAACGCTACAAATTTTCAAAACATTACTAGAGGAGCTTTAGGAACAGCAACTCCCGGGACTTCAAATGGACAAGCTCATTCTGATAATACAGCTCTACAAAATGCAACTAAATGGACTAACTGGGGTGATGCAGTTAATGCAACAACGGTTACTTTAGAGCCAGCGCTTTGGTCTTTAAGTAATTGGGGAGAAGTTTTAGTTGCAACAGTTGCTAATGGAAAAACTTATACATGGAACTCAGGAGTAAGTGGAGACACCAAATTTACAACACGTGCTTCTATGAATACAACCAATTATGTAACAGCTATTAGTAGTGGGGACGGAAATCCAACAGCTAGTAGGTTTACTTTAATATCTCCAACGACAAGACACTTAGTTCACTTTGGAACTGAAACAACTCTAGGTGATTCAAGTTCACAAGACGATATGTTTCTACGGTTCTCTGATATTAATGCTATCAATACTTTTGCACCAGAGGCAGACAACAGCGCAGGAGATCAAAGACTTCAAGACGGAACAAAATTAATGGGAGCTATTGTTGCTAAAGAAAACATTCTAGTTTGGACCGACAATGCTCTTTATACTATGAAATATGTAGGTTCTCCTTATACTTTTGAATTTGAACAAGTAGGAACTAACTGTGGATTAATAGGTCAAAACGCATGCTGTGAAATAGATGGTGTTGCTTATTGGCTAAGTAATAATGGATTCTTTTCTTTTGATGGTACGGTTAACTCTTTACCTTGTGTAGTAGAAGACTATGTATTTGATGACTTTGCAACAACTAAAGGTCAACAAGTATATGCAGGAATTAATAACCTATTTACAGAAGTTATTTGGTATTACCCATCATCAAGTGCAAGTTATAATGATAGATATGTAGTATTTAATTATGGAGAATCTGGCAGACAAGCCGGAGGTATCTGGTATACAGGAGTCAATACTAATTCTATTAGAACTACTTTTATTGATGCAACAATTTATCCAAAACCTCATGCTACTCAATTTAATAGTTCATCGACTGGTACTTTTCCAGATATAGTAGGAGCTTCAGGACTTGGTCAAACAGTTTATTTTGAACATGAAGTAGGAACGGATCAATTAAATCCTGACAACACCGTGACCACTCTTACTTCGTTTGCAACTTCTTATGATTTTGCTATTCAAACAGAACAAGGAATGGGAGAGTTTTTCTTAGCTATGAGAAGATTTATTCCTGATTTTAAAACGTTAACAGGTACAGCTAAAGTAACTGTAGGAGTTAAAAACTATCCATCAAGCAGTTCTACCGATAGTACCTATAGTCCATTTAGTGTTACCTCTTCTTCTACAAAATTTGATACAAGAGCTAGAGGAAGATACGCCAACATTAAAATTGAAAATGAAAGCTCTGGGGAAGAATGGAGATATGGTACGTTTCAAGTAGATGTTCAAGCAGACGGGAGAAGATAATGACAAAAATAGTAGTAAGATTACCAGAACCTAAACGAGAATATAGTGAGGATAATCAAAGACAAATCAACCGAACACTATCTTCTTTAATCCAGCAACTTAATTCAACATATCAACAACCTGAAAAGGATGATCAAGAAAGGTTTAATTTCTTTTTAAGCTAATGGCAAATATATATAAAAATATTCAAGCTAAAGTAACATCTGCAGGTTCATTTGATGATATGTACACTGCTCCAGATGAGACTACTTCTATTGTTAAAACAATAAAGCTTTTTAACACTCATGGGTCAGCTTTAGATGTAGAAATTAAAATATATGATGCCTCATCAACCACTGATTATGAGTATGATATAGCCAATGTTACATCCAATGATGGCGTTGATCTTTTGACTTTTAATAATATACTCATACTAGAAGCAGGTGATAAAATTAAGATGAAATGTGCTACAGGAAATGTTATAAAGATGACAGCCGCAGTACTACAAACGAGCAGAACATAGGAGAAATATGCCCTTTAAGGAACAAGAAGCAAAGAGTGAATATCAAGTAATAGACGGTAAAAAGGTACACGTTATTACCCCTGAAGTAGAGATAACATTAACTAATACTGAAACAGGTCAAGAATACATGTCAGATAAAGAAGCTGACGACGACGTAGATAACCCTGAAACAGACACAAAAAGAGAGCATATTAGAAGAGATGTTAATGTTAAGGTCTTAGACTTAGGTTTAGGTACCAAAAGTAACCTATAAGATGATGTTGACGATAGTTAAAAAATTAAGTAAACTGGTAAGTTCAGGTATAATCCCTGCGATTTTAATATATAATCATACATTTAGGAAAATATAATTATGAGCAATTGGTTCTGGGACGTTTTAGATACAGCAGTAGATAAATACAAAAAATATAAGCCTTTAGTAGATGTGGCTGGTTCAGCTGTTAAAGGGTATCTAGATTATAAAGACGCTAAACAGAGAAATGAATTAGAACAAGCGGCTTATGATGATTATATGGCAGCTGCAGCAGACGCAGGAAAAGAAGCTCAAGCAGCAATTGAATTAAATCTTACACCTATGACTATATCTGGCGTACCTAAAACTAAAGCAGACGTAACTGACTACACAGCAGCTACTGGAATTCCAGCTAAAGATGGTGGAATTATGAAACTGCGTAAAAAGTATGCTCGTGGTACTGAAGACGATGAAGTACTAGAAATGGATGAAGAAGTAATAACTCCATACGATCTTCAAAAAGAAGAAGGAGTTAACATCGGTGAACAAGTTTTCTACAATACTGGCAGAGGCGACAGAGCTAATGCAATGATGATTTGGGATCAAATGAGTACTCCAGATAAATCTATTTTTGATTTTGATTTTGAACTTTTCTTTCAAGACGGTAGTTGGAGAGACATGATTAAAGGTGAAGCACCAGGAGTTAAAGGAGATACTAAAATGGCTTCTGCACCAACTTTAGAAGATTCTCAAAATGATGCGGCTATGCAGTTGTTTAACAAACCTTACGACCAACTTAATGAAATGGAATTAGAAATGTTGCAAGAAGAAATGAGCAAGTATATGGCTAAAGGTGGTATTGCAGGACTTCGTAAAAAGTATGCATCAGGTCCGGATGAATTTGAAGTGGAGCAAATGGACGAAGAAGAAATACTTACTCCTGATTATTTAATGAAAGAAGAAGGAGTTAACATTGGTCCTATGGCAGGTCCTGATTGGTATATTAAAAGAATAGAACATTTAGAATATTTAGGTTACAGTTATGAAGAAGCCTCAGAGATAGCTTTTGATAATGACAGATATTATGAAATAGTTGGAATGGAATCTGCGATTCCAAAACCTGGAGACCCAGACCAACCACCAATCTATTTACCTAAACCTGATGAAGATTCAAAAGGTATAATGATGGCAGCTAGAGGTGGAAGAATTAGAAGAGCTAATGGTGGTATTATGGATATGGGTGGATTAGAAAAAGATTATAGATTCTCTGGTGGTTTTGTTCCAATTGGAGAGTATGAAAAAAAAGATGATGTCCCAGCGAGATTATCTAAAAACGAATTTGTATTCACAGCTGATGCAGTAAGAGCTGCAGGCGGTGGAAGTATTAATAAAGGTGCAAAGAGAATGTACGAAACTATGAAAAATTTAGAAGCAAGACCTGAAGCGAAAAGGATGACAGCATAATGGCAACACAATTTCAAACAGCTGGTTTATTACCAAGCGGAACATTACAACCTTACGGTAAAGAGATACTAAAATATGGTATCGGGCAACTAGGAACTCCTATTAACGTAGGACAGTTAACTCCTAAAGTTGCAGGTCCAACAGCATTCCAACAAGCAGGTGCGCAAAAAGTTGCGGACATGTCTGGTCTTGGACAAATTCAAAGAGATGCTACAGGAATGGTCACAGGGTTTACTGGTGGTACAGGTGTTGCATCTTATCAACCATACTTAGATCAAATTAGTACGCAAAATTTATTAGATCCATCTGGTTATAAAGACTTTATGTCTCCTTACCAAAAAGAAATTATAGACACAACAATGAGAGACTATGATCTTCAAGCTGGTATAGGAAGAAAAGACATTAGAGAACAACAGGCAATGTCTAATGCTTTTGGTGGATCCAGAGCAGGAATGCAAATGGCACAGTATCAAGCAGAATCAGATAGAAACAGAGCTGCTATGTTAGCAGGTCTATATGGTCAAGGATACCAACAAGCATTATTACAACAGCAACAACAATTAGGAAACTTACAAGGAATGATGACACAAGTTCCTGCAGCCCAAGCTCAAGAAGCAGCAGGCTTAGAAGCTTTAGGAATGGCTGATCAACAATTAGAACAACAAAAACTTAACCAGTTAGCATTAGCTGCTCAACAAGGTTATGAATTACCACTACAAAGAATAACAGATGTTGCAAACATTTACGGATCTGTATCTGGAGCAATGCCTGGTTCACCAACACAGAAATTTGTACCTAACCCAGTCGTACAAGGTATTGGTGGCTTTGCTAATATGTACTCAGTATTAAACGATCCAAATAGAAGAGCTCAACCAGGACAACCAACACAATAATATGTATAATAGAATTTTAAAAAGACCAATGTTTATGAGAGGCGGAATGGGATACTCTGCTCAAGGAACTGGTATCACATCAGGGATGGATACACCAAGACCAAGATACTATGGTGGTGGAGCAATTGGAGGAGGAGTTATTCAAGGAAACCCAATGGGTAATAGAACAGGTTTTAATAAGCCTTGGTATAGTAATGATCCTTATAAAGAATTAGAAACTATTCAAACAGAAAAAGAAGAAATCTTTGCACCTAAAAAAGGTGAATGGATTAATGATGTTGTAAGTTCTTTTGGTGTTTATGCTAACCCTAGAAACCCTGATGGTTCTTATAAAACTACAGGTGAAATGGGATATGAACAAGCTCAAGAAATAAAAAAAATAAGAGATGCTAGAGAAGAAAAAAGACAACTAGCTGAGTTATCAGGTCTAGAGAGCAAAGAAGAAATGCTTAAAGGAGATATAGAACACATTAAAGCTAGAGACCTTGTAAATATGGACAACGCTGGAAAAATGGCACTTGCCAAATATGAAGGCAGTATTCAACTTCAAATAGCGGAACTAGCAAAACAAAACACAGCTACTGGTAGAAAATTAAAGGACAATGATGATTTACTACAAGAAGAACTAGCAGAAGCAGGAAGATTGCCACCAGGTGAAAGAGAAAAAGCAGTCGCAGCAGCTAAAGCTAAACATAAAAAGAATAGAGAAATTATTATAAGTGGAACTAATCTAATGGATCAAGCCTTAAAAATTGCAGCTGCTATGTCTGGAAGTGGTATGAAATCTCAAGAAGAAATTCTTACAGATATTTTAGTAATCATTAAAGGTTTACAACAGTCTTTAGCAAAAGGTGGTAGAGTGGGATATCAAATGGGTACTCCTAACACAGGAGCAATGCCTATGGAACCTGTTCAAGCTAGTATTACAGAATCAATTGACACTCCTGGTGAAGATATGACGATGACTGAAACAGTTACAGAAGGACAACCAACTGTTGAAATGCCTTATGAACAATTTAGAGCAGCGATACCAGCAGAAGTGAATGATGAAATAGTCCAATTAATTTATTATAACCAAGATGCCTTTGCTGATTTTGCTCAGATATCTACTCAAGCAGATGTCTATGCTTTCAATAACAAATATGGAGTGAGTCTTGTGTTGCCGATGGACACGGAGACAACATAAGATGAATGGCAGATCCAAACGCATTTCCTAATCTCGACCTAGAAAAAATAAACGCAGACGTTAAAAAGTCTGTTGATAAAATTAAGAAAAACCTTAATCTTGATCAACTTAAGTCTGACATTCAAGCAGATGTTAAAACAATAAAAGAAGATCTTGTTAATAAAGGGTTAATTAAAGGAGATGTTTTAAGTAGTGAACAAAGAAACTATGTTAACTCATTACCTAGTGACTACAGAAAAAAAGCAGAACTTTACCTTGACATATTTAGAAACAATCCTGATTTAGTTTCAGACTATCTTACTACTCTTAAACAATTTGGTTCAGAAAAAGCAGCTAAAGAAGCAGGCGCAACCAATCCTTTATTTTATACTAGTAAAATTAAAAAACATTTAAAAGAAAATGTAGATAAGTATGACGAAGATACTCAGAAAAGATGGGAATACTATGACTATTTTGGCGAGCATGATTACAATATTCAGATTAGAGAAGATGATTATGCTAGAAAATATCAAAAAGAATGGTTAGGAAAATGGAGTACTAAAGCAAAGTTAGGAGTAACTGAAGCTACTGTAGACACAGGTAGAGCTATTACTAAAACTCTTTTAGAAGTGGCAGCTGCCGTTGGTTCAGACAATGCAGCAGATGCTGTTGAATGGCTAGAAGCTAATTGGCCTAGAGCAGATGACATGACTTATCCTAATAACCTTCAACCTTTTAATCAAGACAGTACTATTCAACACTTAACTGATGAACTTGCACAGTTTGGAATAGACACAGTAATTGGAGGAAAACTTCTTAAAGCATTTAAATGGGGTGCTAAAAAAGTTGCTCCAGGTACCTTTAAAAAAATTGCAGATAAAATTAAAACACAGAAACCTTTAAAAAGTAAAACTGGAAAAGAGGTTGCTGATAGTTTTGGTAATATAAAATACGCTTCAAGCATTGCACAGAAAGCTGGCGGCTGGGGACTTCCTGTAGCTGTTAAGTATGGATTAGGTAGAACAATTACTTCGGAAACAGATCCAACTGCTAAAGGTTCCACAACTTTTAGTGAAGGTTTTGGTTTCATGCCTACCCTAACTAAAGAGCAATATGAAAAGATGACCAGTAAAGACAAGGCCATCTATAGTTTAAAAAAGAAACTAATACATGGAGCTGAAGGAACTGTCTTAATTGGTGGACTAACTAAAGCAATTGGTGTTGGTGGAAAAGCTGTATGGGGAGCAACTAAATGGGGAGGTCGAGCAGTCGCTGGTCCTTTTAATACTTTAGTCTTGAATCCAGTATCTGGCATCATGAAGAGTAGAAAAACAGGTATCCCGCAACTGGCAAAAGGAATTAGAAATGCTGGAGGATTTATTGGAAGTAAGGTTTTAAGAATTCCACCTTATAAACAATGGGCATATTTTTCTACAACACAAGGACCATTAAAAGAAAGAATCTTAGGGTTAGTAGAATCAAAAGTTCTTCCACCTTTAAGAGTAAGAGGACCTTACACTAAAGAAGCTAAAGAAATAATGCTTAAAGGTGAGCAGATGGTAAGAGGATATAAAAAACAAGTAGGTCTTTTAATTACTCAAATCGATAGAGCCGTTTATGATATGTTAGGAAAAGGATTTGGTAACAAGGCTTTTACTACGTCTAGTGTAGGTGCAGGTCGTCAACACTGGGACGATGTGGTTGCGTATTTAAGAGGTGAAGTTAAACTTGATGCACTTCCTAAAGTATTGCACCAACCAGCTAAAGATATTCAACAACTTATAGAAAAATTAAGTAAACAAATTAAACCTTATGTAAAAAGCGATGAGATAAAAAAAGAAATTATAGACGGTATGGGAAAATATCTAACAACTTCATACCGTATATTTCAAGGAAGTTTTAAACCAGGTAAAAAAGAATACGCTGCAGCACAACAATACTTTGTTGACCTAATTAAAAAACAAGACAAGAAATTTAAAAGAGTTAAAGAAGGAAGTAAGCTTTGGCCGGAATTAAACAGAAGAGCATCTTTAAAAGTAGATGAGATATTACAATATGGAAAAGAAGGAAGCAGTCCTGTTAAAAGATTACAATCTATTATGGGAACAGTGGGTGCAACTAATATTCTTAAAAAGAAACAAAACCTTCCAAAAGTTATAGAAGATTTAATGGGTAAAGTAGATGACCCAACGGCTATTATTATGGATACAGTTGCAGGACAAGCAGAACTTCTATCCCATTTATTTACTCACAAAAGTATATTAAGAGAAGGATTAAAGTCAGGTTGGATTACAACTGATCCTGCTAAATTTGCAGTAGAAGGAGTTCAGAAATGGGTAGCTAAAAGTTTAGTTCCTATTAAAGAAATTATGAGAACTTCTAATATAGATATAGCAAAAATATATACACCTGGAGTAGGTAAAAGAGCTGGAAATTATTGGACTACTCCTGAGATTGCAGAAGCTTTAAAGTCTGATGCATTGTGGACTGACTTTTTATTACAACAGAGTTGGTACAAACCTATCCTTGCAGCTAAGACTACAGCTCAACTTAGTAAAACAGTTTTATCTTTAATGACACAAGCTAGAAACTTTGAAACAGCTATGTTCTTTTCAATTATGCAAGGTCACGTGGGTTCTCACGCGAGTGTCATGGAAGCCATGAAGTTTGTCTTTGGAGATGTCATAGGTAAAGGAAGAATTAACCCTATTGCTATGAATAAAAAATTAAAAGAATGGGCTGATGTTGGAATTCTAGATACTTCAATTGTAGGGGGAGAGGTTAAAGCAGTAATAGGAGATCTTGCAAAAGGTAAATGGAGTTCAACAGATCAATTCTTTAAAGCTTTAATGAGCAACCCTATCTTTAGAAAAGCTACAGAATTTTATCAAGGTTCAGATAGTGTTTGGAAAGCATATGGATATGAGTTTACTAAATCACAATTAATACCAGCTATTCCAATTAAAGGTTTAACTTTAGACCAAGCTAAAAAATTAGGCTACGTTATAGAACCTGGAAGAAAAACAGCCTACACTTGGGCAGACTTAGTATCAAAACAATTTGATGAAGTCTTTGCAATGAGATGGGACCCATTAAATATAGATGGTAGTGCTAAAACTTATGGTGATGCACTAAGACAAGTTGCAGGTAAATATATTAGAGATGTTTATCCTAACTACAACATTGTTCCTAACTTGGTTGCAGGTTGGAGACGTTTACCAATGGGGAATTTCATAGCCTTTAGATCAGAAAACATTAGAAATATTTTTAACACTATGGTCTATAGTATGAGAGAACTTAGCTCAAGCAACCCATACCTAAGACAGATGGGTGCTAAAAGAATGCTTGGTACAGCAGCAACTTTATACGGAATTGAAGAAGGCTTACGTGCATTCACAGGGGCATTAACAAACATAGATGAAGACTGGATGAAAAAATATCAAAGATGGTTCTCTCCTTATTACGATAAAACATCTACGTTATTCCCAGTTACTAAAATAGATCCTGAAACTAAAAAATTCTGGACACTTAACTGGACTAGAGAACAACCTTACGAAGGTGTTCAAGATGCTTTTGCTCAAATGTTTACTGAAATATTTAATCCGGTTAAAGACGATGAAACTATGGCTAAAAGATTCTTTAATGCTTTCTTCCATAATTTTGAAGAAGATAAACCAGGAGGAATTTATTTATTATTTGAACCTTTCTTTACTCCTGCTTTATTACTTGAAAAAATACAAGACATAGCGCCATCTGCATGGACGGGTGGAATAGGAAATAATGGAGTAACTAAAGATGGAGGAATTGTATACGATATAAGAAATGATTCTTGGGGTGAAATATTAGCAAAAATGTTTGGTCATATAATTGCAGATGTTAACCCAGCTACAGTTAAAAATGCTAAAGAAGTAATTATGGCTGCAGAAGGAGAATTTACTCCGTCTGGTGTAGAGCTAAACACGCTTAACCAAATTACAAAAATGATGTTAGGTCTTGGATTAGAAGAACAAAACCCATTAAAAAATGCAACTTATACAATTGGAGATTTTACTGGAAGACTTAAAAAAAATAACGATGATTTTACAAGAGACGTAAGAATTGTTCCTAACTTAATTAATAATCCTTTATTATTGTTTGAAGAGTTTGAAAACTTACAAACCAATAGATATAGAGAACTAAATCGAGTTTATGATTTTGTTATGTTTTTAAAAAATGATTTAAAATTAACTGATCAAGAAATATATGGACACTTTAAAGACAGAGGTGGGTTTGGAAAAAAAACTATTTCTATGATACTTAATGGACAATTTAATCCAACTAATTTACCTCCAATGGATTACACATCTTTACTTCCTAAATTATTAGAAAGAATAAATAAAACAGATAAATATAAAAATAATCCATTAAAACTTATTGACATATATGATCCGTACAAACTTAATGAAATTAAAAGAAAATGGTATGGAGTTCCTTTAGGATTAAACGATGCAGAACTAGAAGAATATTTTATTACAGGTGAAGACCCTAGATTAAAAGCAAAAACAATTGAACCATTGTCAATGAAACTTCCTATGCCTATGCCTGAAAAAACTACACAAAATACAAAATTAATTAGCAGTGCTAACAATATGCCTATCGAAACAGCAGATGTTTCACAAGAAGTAGTACAAACATCAGCATTACCAAGCAATATTAATCAAGATACAGGCTTGACAACAACTGAAGAGGCGTTATTGTCTAACACCGAAAAAGCGTTAAGACGTAAACAAAGGAATGTAACAGTATAATGGCAAAAGATAACGCATTGCAAAGAATAGATTCTCATGAGAAGTTATGCAGAATTATGCAAAAACAAACTCATGATAAA